ACTGCGCACTGGTGAGCCACCGGAATTGGAAAGCGGTTTGAGGACCTCTTGCCCTGCCTTTACCAGGGCGGTGAAATCCCCATCCTCTCGGGCGAGCGCGCGAGGGCTCTGCGGTCTCATGGCGCTCTGCAGGTGTGATGGAGAGATGATGCCTTTCGGAGCATCCTCGCCCGCAGCGGCGACGGCCTTTTCCAGATCCAGAAAATTGCGGTACTGACGCTTTGCCTCCTGCCACCCGCTCAAGCTATTCGGATTCTGCACCGCGATCGATCGTTCCATGGCATCATCCATTGCGTTGCGTATGCTGGACAACGCTTTCGAAAGATTCGGATCGTTCCAGCTACGCGCTTGCGCGTCTTCAAGTCGAGAGCGGACCGCCTTGTAGGTCTCACCGTTCGCCAGACGTGCAATATCAACTACCGAATTCTTGAGGAGCGGCGCACGCGCGCCTTCCCCCGTAACACTATTGTAGCCGCTCATGGCAGTCGTGATGTCGTCGACGAGCTGCTGATCAGGGATCAGGCTGTGATTGACGGCCAGCATATCCAAACCATCGCCGATGCGCTTCCCTGCCTCAACCATAACCTCACGCGTGGCGCGGTTCGCGTCGATGTCTGCACGAGAAAGTGCCGCGCGCGTATGTTGGTCGTCTTGCATTTTGCTGAATTTCTTCGCCGCTGCTCCACCAAGGTCGCTTTCGGCGTTGAGCAAGCTGGCGCTGCCAGACGCCTGCCCCCCCGTCAGCTCAATCCCCTCGTTTCTCAGAGTCTGATTCATCATCTGCCGTTCGGCGGAAACCGGCAGCGGCGTAATCAAACGTTCTCCAGCCGGGATAATGCCGCCACCGAGAAGCGCGCCGACGAGGCGAGCGTATGGCTCCAGTTTCGTGCCCTCCGTCGCTTGGCCGGCCGCCTCACTGGCAACCCCTGGGACGACGCCATATTTGATGGCGTTTGCCAGTAGATTGCTGCCGCCGACAAGAGCGCCTGGGACGAACTCCCCCGCAGTTTGGGCATACTTGCCCGGCGTCGTTTTTGGCGCATACAGATTGTCGTCCATCACGCCACGAATAGAATCCTGCCCGCTGTAGATGGCGTTATCCATCTTATTGGCCCAACTATCGTTCTTGAATTGTTGGACTTTGGCTTTCCATTCGTCGCTTACCGGCGGCATGCCGAGAGCGGATCGACCGAGATCTATACCTTGGTTGTAGACGTATTCCGTACCTTGCTCCATGAGCCGTTTTGCGGTCACTGGGAGCATGACAAGTTCCGTGGCGCCGCGGACAAGGCCACTGCCGAAGCTCTTGGCCATATCACCAGCGACCGAAGGTGCTTGAGGAGACTGCGGCTCTCCCGTGACTAACTTTTCGAACGGAGTATGCTCGCGCTTCTGTCCTGCCTGCGCGCCGGTCGACCTCAGCATGTCCATTGAGGTCGACGGCTGCTGAACTATCTCCGGATTCGGATCCGACGCCGCCGCTGCACCCGTCCCAGACTCCATCTCATCCGGATAGAGGCCGGTAAGGACACCGCCGCGGCCGATAGCGCGAATGACATCGTCGATCGAGAGGTCGCCGGACTGCCCCACATTGGGGTCGGCCACAAGGCGAGGCATTTTCTTCAACGCCGGGGCTTCTTTAAAATTTGACATCAAGGGCTCCTGTAGATTTCGGAATCGATATAAAGGTTTCCGGGCCGCCGCTTGTTGACGACTATCTCAACTGTGGACGGGTCGATTGAACGGAAGTGGCCAAGAAGGCCGAACTGAGAGCGCTGGCTCTATTGTGGACAGCCAAAGTCCAAGTGCTATTCGCTGCGCTGGCCGCCGAACCACGACGATAGGAAGCCGGGAGGCTTCGCCGGCGGGGTAGCAGGCGCGGCCGTCGGCGCGGCGGGCGCCTTGGCCGCAGCAGCCTGCCGCTCCTGATCCTGCTGCCTGATCGCCAGGCCGCCCATCAGCGCCTGCGCCAGCCGTGCCGCGCCCTGCCAGGGAGATTGCACCGGGCTCGCATCCATGCCCTGCTCCAGCATGGCGTAGGCCAGTTGCTTGCGTTTGTCGTCGATGTCGCCCTGGGTCTTGCCGGTGTTGCCGCCGAAGATGGTTGGGATCATGCCACTGCCCTTTCGTAGAAGACGCGGTCGAAGCCGTCGGCGTGTTCCAAGACGGCGTCCGGATGGACTTTTCGCACATCGTCGGACATCAGGCCGAGTTGCATCGGGCCGCCGTCTTTATAGCGGTAGGCGTAGACCGGCAGGCCGTTGTCCAGCGTGCCGACGCGTTTGATGTCCTCCTTCAGCCGGCGGTCGGACTTCGCCCAGCCGCCGAGCAGTGTTCCGCCGAGCCCGAAAAGACCGCCCATCGCCGCGTTGGACTGGGCGACCTGGCGGTCGTAGAGGCCCATTTTCTGGTTGAAATTGTCATTGATCAGCCCGGCCTGGTCGACGTTCGGCAGTTGCGTCGTCGGCGTGTTGACGTAGCTCGGCTGGTGGACCTGCGATCCCGACATCAGCGCCGAAATCTCGTTCAGCGGCTGGTTGCGCTCGGTCAGGATCGAATTCTGGGCATTCGAATACATGTCGCCGAGATACTGGTCGGAGGCGGCCTGCTTGCGGGTGGAAAAATCGCGCATGGCGTTGTCGTAAGCCGCCGAGCCTATCGCGATGCCCTTGTCGGCCAGGCTCTGGTCGAGGCTCGCCTGGTCGCGGTCCCACTGGTTGTTGAAGCCGGACTGCCAGTGATTATTGACGTATTTGTCGACATTGCCGGCGCTCAGATCGACATTAGTGCCGAGAATGCCGGAGATCTTGCCGGTCTGGTCGTTGGCAAGCCTGGCGAGGCCGAGCTGCGTCTGCTGCGTCTGGTCGTAGATCGCCTGGTTCTGAGGCGAATAGGTCTGATAGGCGGAATAGGTCGGCAGTTGATAGGTCTTGCCGGTCTGGTCTTTCATCGTCTGGTAGCCGCTGACCTTGTATTCCAGCGAGCCATCCGGCGTGTACTGGTTGGTGTGGCTCAAGCCGGCATTGGCGATGGCGGTGTCGACGTTGGTGGCCGTCTGTGCGGCCGCGGTCTGCGTCGGATCTGGGGCCTTAGGCGCCTTCGGCGTGGAGACCATAGGGGAAATCCTCCTTCATGATTGCGTAAAGCAGGCCGTCGCAGTCGCCGAAATAGGCTTGCTGGCGGCCTTCCAGCTGGGCGCCGAGCCTTGCGAGCATCGTCTGGGCGTCAAGGTTGTCGGCTCGTGTCCTGGCGGATACGCGCCGGCAGCCGAGCTGGTGCACGACGTAGTGAAAGACCGATCGCATCAGCGTCCGCGTCAGCCGGTCGGCAGCAAGCGAGACCTCGACGTCATGCGCGGTCCAGACGTTGAAGACGAAGCCGGCGATGATCCGGCCGCGGTCGACATGGGCGAGCGTGGTGTAAGGCGGGTGGAAGCTGACGCCGATCCGGCCGCCGACCCAGGCAGCGATTTCCTCGCGCGGTTCGGAGACGATCAAATCGGCGTGCCTCTCTCATAAAGCACCGAGCCGCCGACGACGGCAGCTTCCGAGACCGAGCCGGAGGAGCCGGAGATCAGCGCGCGGATCGTCGGCGCCAAGGCCGAGCCGGCGCCACCGGCGGAGGCGAATTTGCGCACCAGCGAAACGCCGGGGAATTTCGAGACGCCCCAGACCGCCGTTCCCCATTTCGCCGCCGCGTTGTTTTCGACCGAGGACAGCAGTGCTGTGGGAATCTTGGTCTGGTAGTCCACAGAGATCCCGCCATACATCAGCGAGGAAACGCCGATCTGCGCCGTCACCCCGATCAGCTTCGAGAGCTTGGTCGAAAGCCCGTCGCCATAGCGGCTCCAGGCGCCGACCATCAGCGCGTCGATCGCCACGCCATTGTCGTTGGCGCCGACCTCGGCCTCGTAGACCGTGCCGTCGCCGGCGCCGAAGAACAGCCGGTCCTGCCACGTCGCCCAGCAGGAGGCCGGCATGCCGACGAAGCGGCACCAGGCGCCGGTTTCGGTGTTCATCACATATTGATAGGGGCCGAAGGAGGACGGCAGGTTGACGATTGCCATCTGCCGCGCGGGGAAGCTCGAAAGCTGCCATTCCTGCGAGGTCGTGCCGGTCGCCGCCACCGTCTCGCGCCATGTCGGGCCGATCCTCGCGGTAATCGCCCCGAGGCTGGTGGCGCCGCGGTCGAGCTGCACCGCCTTGGTGATCGGCACGATGCCGTCGGTCGTCATGATCGCCAGATCGGCGCCGACCGAGAGCAGGCATCGGTCGCTGCCGAGCGGCCGGCCGAGTTTGAAAGTGCCGATCAGGCCCCAGTTCGAAACACTCGAAGGATCGGAGCCCTGGAAGACGATCACCTCGCCTTCCGAGGAGATCAGCACCAGGCATTGCTGCAGGCCAGTGGAAACCGGGATCGTCCAGACGTTGATCGCTACCAGCGTGCCGCCATATTTCATGTTGCCGCCGACCGGCAGAACCGTCGCCGCACCGCTGACGGCGTCGGTGGCGAGATACCATACATTGGTCGAATTTTTCTCGATGAACCAAAGGCGCGAACGATAGGCGGTGACCGCGATCAGCAGCGACGAGTCCGATATGCCTGATATCATCGTCGAGGCAACGTAGGGGGTGGCGGCCGCGCCCTTTTCCAGCTGCGCATTGGTGACCGTTCCCGTCACGGTGACGACAAGCGTGCCGGCCGCCGGCGTGAAGGAAAGCGAGACGCGGTTGTTGACGCCGGTGCCGTTCAACGTGCCTGAGAAAGCGCCGGAGAGCGTGACCGAGCCGGTGCCGAAGAAGCTCAGCGTATAGGCCGTGTTGCGGACGGCAACGTTCTGGGTGGCGAGCGCTGCCGTGCCCACCAGAAAATTATTGGTCCAGGAGGTGCCGTTGAAGATCAGCGGCGTGTCGAGGCCATTGACGAGACGCAGGAATTCCTGGCCGGCCGGGTTGGTATATTGCTGCACCGACCAGTGGGCGCTCGCCATGCCCGAGACGACGGGCGCACCGGCAGCACCCCCAACTGTGACGTCGAAGATCTTGTCGCCGGCGGCGGCAAACAGCCTGTTGCTGACGCCGGAATAAGGGATGACCGTCTGCACATCGCCGCCGAGGCCGGTGGAGAAGGCGAGAAAACCATAGCGGGCGCGCACGCGGTTGGCCTCGGGAAAGAAATTGTCGAGCTGAAACGCCGCATCCGCAGGCATATCCGCCATCTCGACATCGGTTCGCCAGCCGCCGATCGGCGCGATCCAGTCCTTGCTCGGCGAAACGCGGCCGGTGCGCCCATTCGGAGGGACAGGTCTGCGGGTCATGGATTTGCCACCGTGATTGTGCCGGGCCAATAATTCTCGGGCGCCCCGTTCCTCGCCGGCAGCGAGAGATCGACGGGGCTGGCGGCGCGGTCGGCGCCGATCGCCGCTTCCTTGGATCGCTCGAAACCGGCAAGCTCCTCGCCGTAATCGAGGCCCTTGGCCCGCTTCCAGCGCCAGATCAGCGAGAGTTCGAGGAGGTCTTCGGGAAGACGGGCGGTATCGGTGTCGTTGGCCCAGGTGCCAGCCGTCGCCGCACCGCCATTCACCGCCACCCAGAAGCCGGAGATATAGGCATATTCGATCATCTCGCCGGCAACGTTCGGGTAGATGTCGAGCTTGCCGCCGGCGATGCGCCAGATCTGCGGCACCGGGTTGGCGTTGAGGATCGTCTGGCGCTGCCAGGTCTGTGGCTCGACGGGGCCGTTGAGCTGCCAGGGGCGGGCGGCATTCCAGATCTTGGCATTGGCGGCGAAACGGTTCCAGTCGGCGGGCGGCTCGGCCGGCTCCGGATTTGCACCGGTCGCTGCGAATTGCCGCCGCACCATCAGCGCCGACCAGTCATGCTCGCGCATCAGGTCGCGGCCGGCGCGGGTGGAAAGGATGCGCAGCTGCATGATCTGCGGATCCGCCGAGGACATGACGGCCGTCGGCGGATCGAGGTCGATTTCCGCGCAGACGTTCTGAATGATGGTCAAGAGCGACATGCGCGGATCTCCGGTTCAGAGCAGTTGGCGTGGCGGGTGAGGTGAATTTGCGTGAGGGTTGAGACCCGTGGCTCAACCCCGGTCGGTGCCCGAAGGGTCGGATGAGCGGGCGTCTTGTGTCAGCGCTTCTTCAGGCTGCTTGCCGACCTCGGGACTTGCCGCCGTTTTCGTTTTCGAACGCCTCGAAGCGGGCGGCCATCTCCCGCATCTGCTCCTGCAGGCGGGTGACTTCATCCTTCAGCCGCTCGTTTTCGGCGGCAAAGGCCGAGGCGGCGCTGGAGCTTTCGGCGGTGGCGAGATAGGCCCGGGCGGCAGCGGTCAGCTCGTTGGCGCCCATGCCGATCTTCTGCTTGGCGGTGTCGGAAAGGGCGGCGAGCTGCTCGACGGTATAGATGTTGACCGCCTCCAGCTCCTTGATCTGGCTGGGCTTCAGATAGGGCCATTGCGAAAGCGGCGTGCCGGTCAGCTGCTCGCGGGCCGCTGCCCCTTCCTTGAACCGCTTATAGGCGTCGGCAAAACGCTGTTTGTCGTTGTCGGTCACCTCGCGGTAGACCTCGGTGTGTTTGTCGCCTGATATGAAGATGCGGACGAATTCCTTATCGGCAAAAATCGGCCGGCCTTCCTTCTCGGTCAGAAAGGTCTGTTCGACCGGCTCGAGGCTGAAAGAGGCGTAGATTCCGGTGTTGTCGGGCATGTGCTGGTCTCGCTGTTGATGGCGGGGAGATGCGGGCGCCGCAGCGCCGCTGTGATGTCGTGTCCGGTGTGCGCCTCACCCTAACCCTCTCCCCGTCAAAACGGGGAGAGGGTGGCGGCAGCCGGATCAGGGGCACGCCACGCGGATAGAGGTCGGTGAAGCGGGCGCCGAAACGCCCACCGATTGCTTAGTTCACCTTCGACAGAAACGGCCGCATCAGCGTCGCCTCAAGCACACCCGTCGCGGTGATGGTGATGCCCGTGCCGTTGGCGGTCGCATTGGCCGAGAGCGTGATGCTCTGGACGACGCCGTTCGGGCTGTAGGCGATGCCCGAAATCGTCGTGCCGCCTGCGATGCCGGTGCCGGAAACCGCGGCGCCGATGAACGGGCCGGAACCGGCGCTGAGCCCGGCAAGACCCGTCAGCAGGTTGGAGCCGTTGACCGTCGTTGCCGTAAACGTCTGGTTGGCGGCGGCAAAGTTGACGTTGGCGATCGCCTTGGTGGTGGCGGTGGCCGAGGCCGGGGCGCTCGCCTGGCCTGCGGTGGTGGTGGTTTCGGCAACGACGAGGGCCGCCGTTGCGGTCGCCACCTGCGACGGCGCCTGGCCGTTGCGCTGCAGCCAGATATAATAGGTGCCGGCGGCAAGGGTGATGGCACCGACCGGGCCGCCGGTCAGCGTCGGCGGCTGGGCCGCACCCGAAAAGACGCCGCAGCGCTGGCCGACGACGGCCGCCGCCGTGGTCAGCAGCGAAGCGACGTAATCCCGGGTCCACTGGAACCACTGGCCGGGCTGAAGGGTCGTCGGCGACGCCAACACCAGCTGGCAATAGACCCATTCGGATTCACGATCGCCGCCGGCAATCGCGCCGAGGGCGAAGTTCGGTCCAGGAATACCGGAGCCGGAAACGATCGGGCCTTCGACGACGAACGGGTTCGCGCCAAGACGATCGGACTGGATTGAAGCGACCGACATTTGCTGTGTTCCTTTCGTTCGATCAGGCGAACAACACGCCCTGCAGGAAGGCGTTGTTCATGGTGAGGTTGCCGGCAAAGCCCATGAGCTGGACGAAGGCATCCTGGTTGGTGTTCATGCGCTCGTCGCCGATCGGCGCCATGTCGCGGTCGCGATGGGGGCGGTAGAACAGATATTTGGTGTTCAGGAAGAACATCTGGTTGAGCGGCGCACCGCCGCCGAAGCCGCCGTCGAAAATCACGTCGGCGCCCATGTATTGCAGCGACTGGAAGCCGGCCATGCCCTTGTCCGCCGAGGTGATACGCTGGATTGCCTGCAGCGATTCCCAGTAGAGGCGGAAGAAGTTGTTGTCGGCGACGACGAGGTCGGGCGCGTCGGAGCCGCGCACGCAGGACATATAGAGCCTGTTCATGTAGCTCTGGATGTTGGCGTTGGTGGCCGCCGCCCCCCCATCGGCCGAGGCCGAGAATTTCTGGTTGCGCCAGAAACCCCAGGTGGCGCGCGAAATGCCGCCGACGGTGCCAGAGGTCGGCGAGGTCGAAATCAGCAGCTGCAGGCCGCCGATCTGCCGCCCGCCATCGGCCGTGCCGTCGGAATAGCAATCGAGCGCGATGTTGTTTTTCAAAGTCGTTTCGGCATTCTCGATGCGCTGCTCGAGCAGATCGAGGATCGCATCCTCGCCGGAGTTCTGCAGCTGTTCGAGGCCGGACATCGAGACGGCGACCGCGGCCTGCTTGAGGTCGTATTCGGCGGCGGTGATGACGTCGGAGGGCTGGACATTGAGGATGTCATAACCGGAATAGCGCTTGAAGGTACTATTCTCTTGATACTGCAACTCCTGGACGATGGTGCGGCCGCCGGAGATCGGCTTCTTGCGGCCGCGGCTGCTCAGACGGGTGAGAAGACCGTTGTTCTTCGTCACGTCGTCGGCGACCGTGCCGCTGCGGTTGCGCAGCGTCGTGGTGACGATTTCAGAGAGGTTGGGGGAGATGGGCATCGATCATTCCTTTGATCAGAATTGGCCTTTGATCAGACTTGGCCGCGCGAAAAACGCATGGCGTCGCGCAGCGAGTCGCGGATGGAGGTGGGCTGGCCTCTTGCCACATCGCGGGTCGGGCCCGGCGCGGAAGAACCAGAGATGGATCGCGAGGCGCGGCGGGCTTGATCTGCCGCTGCGGCCCTCTGGGCTTGGAGTTGTGGGACGGAGGCTTGAGCAGTCTGGCTGATCAACTGCCGGCGAATGTCCGGGCGCATCCAGCATGCGGCGTCGTAGGCGTCCTGGAGCGACGTTGCCCGCCCTGCGTTGACAAGGGCGATCATGTCCTCAAGCACATCTTCGGCGTGCGCGTTTGCTGGGTCGGAAAGGAAGGCATCGACTTGAGTTTCGGTGTCCCTTTTCCGCAAAACATGTTCGACCGTCGCCTCGACATTGAAAGATCGAGGCTGCGGTTGTGATATGGCCTGCTGCGAATTCCGCTGCAGGATTTCTCCCGTCTGACCGTTGACCAGAGCGTGAAGATTGACCCCCGCCATCCTGGCGACGTGAACGACGGTGTTGACGGGATCATGGATGAGCGCCTTCTCCCAGTCGATCGCCCGGCGCATGACATCGGCATGGGTCATGCCGGCCTGGCGGATGATCGGGGTGAATTCCTCGAGCCCCTTGTAATCCTGCAGGACGCGGAAGCCGTTATCGACCTCCTGTTCCCGCTTGGCGATCGCAGCCTGCACTTCATTCGGAAGGCTTCCGAATTGCGCCTTGGCTTCCGCCGACCAGCCGGGCGGAACCCGGCTGGCGCTCACTGCCGGCTGTTCGCCCGCCTGGCCTCGCGACTGCGGTTGAAGCGCCGGCTGCTGGGGGGCCTGCGCCCCTGGCCTCGCTGCAGGAGCTTGCTCCTGCCCCTTGGCCAGAAAGCGGCCGTTTTCGCCGTCGCGCGGCTGGCCTGATATATCGCCCGGTCCACTGGCTTCGACGGTGTCGATCGCCGCTTTCAGGCTGTCGCGAATGCTGACCGGCTTGTCGTCGAACGCGCCAAAATCTTCGCTGCCGTTGCCGGCCTCGTTCAGGTCTTCCATATCCATGGGGAAATTTCCTATGTCGGGGATTGATGCCCGGTTCAGGCGTTGTATTCGGCGTGCACCCGCCGCAATTCGTTGCGGATCGCCGTTCGATCCGTCTTCGGCTTCTCGATCGGCTGCGGCTTTTCATTGCCGATCTCGACTACGCCGGCTGCCCGGTAGGCCGAGCGCAGCCTGGCTTTCGAGGTGTAATGCTTTCCGTCATGCATCGACTGGATATCGATGCTGTCGCTGACGAAATGCGGCGCCGGCAGATCCGACTGCGCCGCATTTTGCGCCGGCAGGCAATTCTGCGGCCATTGGTCGAGTGCGTGCCAGCCGCCGCAGACGCGGCAATAGCGTTCTCTCATGCTTCTGCTCCCGTTCACTGATAGTGCGGCTGCTGTGCCTGAAGTTGCTGCCCCCCGATCTGCTGCAATGCCTGCGCCGCCGCCTCGCCGCGCGCCTGTTCCACCACGGCTCGATGCTCGATCTCGGCCTCTGCGACACTGAGTTCGGCCCTGCGCTGTTCGGCACCCGCCTTCACCTCGGCGGTTTTCAGCTTGAGCATTTCGCCGGGCGAAGGCTGCGGCTCCGGTTTTGGCGCGGCTGCCGCTTGGGAAAGCTGGGCTCCCACCTGCTCCAACGTGCTTTCGAGCTGGCGGCCGGCCCGGAAGCCGCGGGCGGCAAAGAGCAGCGTCTCAACCATCACCGGCACCAGCATCGGGCTCTGCTGCGCCATGGCGCCGGCCTGCTGCATGAAGCCGCCGACCATCTGGACGAATTCCATGCGGCGCTGCTTTTCGGCATCCTCGTCAGGCTCGATCGTCGAGTCCGTCTCGATCTCGATCTGGAAGCCGCGAATGCTGTCATTGCGCAGCAGTTGCACCACCTCGTCGATCGTCGGCTGCTGCATCATCTGCTGCAGCTGCGGCGGCATATCGGGCGGCGGTGGTGCGGGTTGCCCCATCAGCTGCGCCCGCATGGCCGCCATCTGCATCTGCTGCATCTGCATTTGCACCTGCTGTTTCTCGGCCATGCTGGGCAGCCGGATGCCGCTCACCAGCATCAGCGTTTCCGGCTGGAACTGGTCGCAGATGATCTCGCCGGCAAGGCGGATGATGTCGCGGGCGAAGCGGGCAAGCTCGGCCTGGCGGTCGCGGATGCGGATCGAGCCCCACTGGCTCTTGATCCGCTGCGCCGTCGCGGTTTCGGAGGCCTGCGTGTCGCCGCGGACAATGTCCGAGATGCCGGTGATCTGGTAGACATCCTCGATCAGCTGCTTGCGCGCCTGCATGCAGGCGACGATCACCTTCTGCACCTCGTCGATCGGCAGCGTCACGATCGCCTTCGAGCCGCCCTTGTCGGTGAAGGCCGCCCATTCCGGGATCGGCACCATCACCATGTCGTTCTCAGGCCGCATCGCCTTTTCGATCGCCGGCGAGACCGCGCCGTCGCCGGAGGGGTAAAAGACTTTCAGCCGCAGCTGATCGGTCAGCTTGTTGATGCGCTTGGTGAGAAGATCGATCTCCTCGCATTGCTGCTGGTAATAGACATAGTCGGGAACCGGGATCAGCGAGCTCGTCGACATCGTGCCGTAGGCCGGGCGCGGGCAAGGCCAGAAATGCGTCAGGTCGAGCGGCGGCTCGGAGACCTCGAGCGCCACCGGCGAACCGTCGGCGATCCAGACGGTGTAGTTCTCGCTCTTGCACCAGATTTCCCAGACATGGGTCTTGCCTTCATTCTCCAGGCGCTCGGCCTGGCTGGCGCCCTTATTGCCGGTTGAGCCTTCGGCCGCCCGCGATGCCATGGCCTCGGGGCCGAAGCGCTTTTCCATCTCCTCGTCGGTCATCGGCACGCGCCGCGCCACCCAGGTCACATCCTTCCAGCGCCGCGCCGGCGAATGCAGGAAATCCGACCAGTGGACGTAATCGATGCAGACACGCTCGTCGCTGATCGCTTCCGGCTGCGCGGCACCGGCCTCGTTCATGCCGCCGGCCAAACCGTCTGCCGCCGGGTCCGAGGGCTGGACGCCCATATCGAGCGGCTCGAAATCGGCCTCGTAACGCAGCCACACCGTGCCGCGGGCGCAGAGCAGGAAATCGTCGCGCACCGCCCGCATGATCGAATCGATATCGGCTTCATCGCCGATATAGGCGAGATTGCGCTCGACCAGCTCCGAGGCAATGCGCGCCACCGGCTGTGCATCCTTGAAGCGGCGCTCGACCACCGGCTGCGGCACGCGGGCATAGACCGCCGGCTGCATCACCGAAGTATTGGCCCAGAGCATCGGAAACCGGCGCTTGGCGGCGCTCGTCTGGTCCGATTGCTGGTCGAGATAGATCTTCTCGATCTTGACGCAGCGGTCGTGCCAGGACTTGAAATAGCGCTGGGCGCGTTCCAGCTCCTGCTGCCAATGGGCGCCGACCTTTGCCGGGTCCCAGCGCTGCCCGATCTCTGAAGCCGTTATTTCGTCTTCCATCAAACACGCTCGCTCTGTCTTGGGGTGGCATCGGCAAATTCGTTGAATGTCATCGTCTGGAATGTCGGCAGCGGCTTACGCTCTGGCTTCAGCGGTTCCGGCGCCAATCCGGTGAAGATGATCGCCAGACCGCCGAAGGCATCCGCCCCATGCGACGCCCAGTTGTGCAGCGGCTCGTCGCGGAAGACGGCGAGATCCTCGTCCCAGTCCTTGCGGTAATTGCGCAGGCACTTGATGCCATCGGCGCAGCCGGCCTGGTCGAACTCGATCTTTGCCAGGATACGGCGGGTGGCGTTGATGCGGTCATGCACATAGGCGCGCTCGACCTTGCGCACCGTGCCGAGGCCGCGCGCCTTGACCTCTTTCAGCATGACTTCGATGCGGGTCATGCCGCCGCGCGTCCATTCGCGGACCTTGATGTCGTGCGGCATGTTGTGGACGCCGTAGACATAACCATTGTCGCCGCCGCGCCGCTCCAGCTCGCCGAGCATGCCGTCCATGCCGGTGCCGGTATGTTCGAAATAACCGATCATCCGGATACGGCCGGGCAGCACCTGAAACAGCCAGACGCTGTTGGTATCGTCCATGCCGATGTCGGAAATGGTGTGGACGGGATAACCGTCCACATGCGGGAAAACCCCGATGCGCTCCTCAGCGTCCGCCACCGCCATCTGATCGGCATAATAGGCGCCCTCGACACTTGCTTCGAAAGCCTCGGCCGGCGTCGAGGGATATTCGCGCTTCATGTCACCGAGCTGGGTCTCGGCCTTCTTGACGTACCAGGCCTTCTGCCCCTCCGTCAGGGTGATGCCCTTTTCGGCCAGCTGGCCGAAATATTTGGCGAAAGCGTCGCTGATGATGACGCCCTGAGGCGCGATCGCATATTGCGGCTCCTTCCACCAGGGGAAGAAATGGAACTTGAAGTCGAGTTCGGTCAGCTCCAGCGCCTGGCGCTGCTTCACCTGGGCATCGTCGCAGAGCGCGTAAAAATGCCCTTCCTGGCCCTCCGCCGTGCTTTCGATGAACACAAGCTGGCCGGCCTGCACCGTATTCAGCGCGCCGGTGCGCACTTCCCGCGCCTTGTCGGGATATTTGGCGCAGAGCTTGCCGTATTCGGAGATGTGCAGATATTGCAGCGTTCCCGAGCGCAGCGACGTGCCGACGCGGATGCTCGAATTGTTGGCGAGCAGCAGTTCGGCCTGGTTGGTCCGGACGATAGGCACGGCGTTGCGAATACCCTCGGGCAGATTGTCGTAGGGATATTTGACCTTGTCCCGGAAGATCGTCTGCACGTCGCCGAGCGTATGGGCGATGGTGCCGGCGCGGATATCCCGGTTGAAGACGCAGGCATCGAGCATGAAGATCTGGATGAAGGTGGTCAGGCCGAGCTGGCGGGCCTTCAGCAGCACGTTGAGGTAATGCATCTCCTCGAAAAACGTCATCTGCGTCCAGTTCATTTCAAACCTGACGCGCCGGCCGGATTTGTCGGTGATCCAGTAGAGATTGTTCAGCCGCCAGCGCCAGTCGGAAAACTGGTCAACCGCCGTTTGGAAGTCCGCGGGTTTTGCCATTGATATCTTCCAGCAGTTGCGAGACTTCGCCGGTGGCGCCCTGTTCGGGCTCGGCTTTCGAGCCGTATTTCTTCGGCCTGAGCTTCTCGGCGACCCATTGGCGGGTGGCGATGCGCAGCTGCGAGCGCCGGATCGCCTCGCCATTCTCCTGCCAGCCGGTGGTCTCGCCGGCGGCATTCTTCTTCTCGACCCAGTCATTGCTGCGGTCGTCGGCAATCTCGACCAGCTCGTCGACGAAGCCGTCGGCCAGGATCTCGCGCGCCAGCGCATAGCGCGCCCGAAACGCCGCCTTGCCGTCATCGGCGAGCCAGGAGAGCACCGTCGATTTCGCCGGCATATCGTCATCCCGGCAGATCGACCGCAGGCTTTCCCGATCGGCAATGCGATCGCAGATCTTCTCGGCCAGCGCCTGGGTGAACTTGGTCGGTCTGCCCATGCTCTGCTTCCGAAAGGCTTAGAACAACGCGACGATATTGGACGCCGTCGTCCCGGTCAGCGCCACGATGGCCGCATGCACGGGCAGGATCGTCCCGGCCGGCACGCTCCTGAAAATGACCGGATCCATATCCCGCCGCGGCGCAATCGCCACATCGCCCGCCGTGCCGATATAAAGCGCCCGCGCGCCGACAATCGCACTATCATTCGGCGTCACCACGGCAGCCCGCGAGGCCGGCGCAATCGAAGCGTCCAT